ATTCCTCCTTTTTTGTGTAGTAATACCAGTGGCAACAATAACTACTATAATTTTAAACATTATTCTTTGGGGTAGTTATTATATTTACACACAACGCCGGAGCTGACCCGCCGCAGCGTAGCGGAGGTCGGCGTCTAGCGAATTGTTATGCTTTTTAATAAAGGAGGAGCAATGAAATACAAGGTTGATGGATGGAATAATTTTTGTCGAGTGTTTGAATTACCTGAATCATACCCTAAAGGTTTTTGTTTCAATGGTGGTCATTCTGTTAACTTTAAATTAGTCGATTGGTTTAATCCTGTTTGTGGCATTCCGCAGCCGACAGTAAGTAAAGAAGTTTGGATGGACAAGGTTGGAAAGATTGAAACTAAAGAAATTGATCTTGCCGACCTCGAGGAAACGTTAGTTCCGTGGCTACAAAGTAAAATTTATATGAAACCTTGCTTCAAATATCTTGTCTTATACGATTTTGGTGGTGCTACTGTTTTTAATGCATAACGCCAAGCTCAGCCGGAGCGGAGCGATCGGCTGCATGAAGCTTGTTATATTTTTTATTGAGGATTTACATGGCACGATTAGAAAAACAATTTGAGAGCGCAACAACAGAATGGCCGACACCCGATTCTTTGTGGAAGCCACTGAACGATGAATTTAATTTTAACCTTGATGTATGCGCGACAAAGAACAATGCGAAGTGTAACAGATATTTCACAAAAGAGCAGGACGGACTTATTCGGAAATGGGATGGAATTTGCTGGATGAATCCGCCCTATGGTCGTGAGATGGTGAAATGGTTAAAGAAAGCAGTTGAGGAAATGAAGACTGGAGTAACAACCGTTGCGCTTATTCCGTCGCGGACAAATACGGGATGGTGGCACGACTTAGTTATGGCGTATGGGGAGGTTCGTTTTGTGCGTGGACGCCCAAAGTTCGGGGACGCAAAAGAGGGGTTGCCGTGGCCACTGGCAATCGTAATTTTTAGGGGAATATAACAATTAATATACCAAGTTGGTTTTTTGTGGGTGTATTTTGTTAATGATTGTAAATTAGTTAGTTGAATAATAAATATACTTATAACTTTAATAAAAAAGGGAGGAACATGAACAATGCGTACAGACATCTATAAACCAGACACATCCAAAAAAGACGACCGCGGCAACTTCATCCTGATCTATGGGGATTCGGGAGTTGGAAAATCAGCCACAGTAATCCAGACAGCTCAGGACCCGATCTACTGGATAGTGGCCGAAAGAGGGCAGATTGACCTGACCGTGAAAGCCATCAACCGACCGGATATCAAGTTAAAAGTCGGCTATTATGAAGGTTGGGATGATTTGCTGGAAACTATCTACGACATCAAAAACTTCGAGAAAATCAAGACTGTACTTTTTGACGGACTGACCCATGTGATGAATGTCCACTTGGCTGATGAGATCCTGGAGGAGAATTACGAGTCCAGGGATAAGAAGAATGATAAGAGCGAAAAGGATATGACCATGAGGGTTAAGGGAACCCCGGAAATGTATGGGGTGTTGAGTAAGCAAATGACCCGGTTAATGAAGGGTTTTGAGCAGCTTACTATTGCCGGCATCGATGTAATATGCACTGCCAGAACCCAAGACTCGCCTAAGTGGAACAGGGAATTATCCTGCGCTCCGGCATTGGCTGGGAAAGAATTCCCCCGAGATATGAAGGGGTTCTTTGACATGATCGGGTTGGTAGAAAGGAACGTTATTGATGGACAGGTAAAATACCCTCCGTTGGTGTCATTTGAAGATGATGGGAGCTTTTTGAGCAAGTTTACTGGATTGAGGCCGGAAGGTGGGGTGAGGAGGAAACCGTTTAATATTAAACGAATTCTCGATTTCGCCCACGGTCGTAAATAGACACAAATAAAATAACAAGGAGGTGGTGATGTGGCATAATTTAACCGTACCAAAAAATAATCAAGGAGGTGGGTCAATGGGTGGAAAAAACCCAAACACAACCAGTTATGAAGATACTATGCTGGTTGCATTTTTGAAGTTGAAAGGTTTCACAGTAATCCCCTATGTAAGCAGGGACGATCCGAGTGATATCAGGGTGTCTTTTGATGTTGATGGGGATGAAAAGGAAATTGAAGCTGCCGTGAACGCGTTTTATGCAAATGAACAGATTGGAATACAGGATTTTTGCAAGTCATTTAAGGAAACGAAATCGAACATGCACGCGCTGAAACGGGTGGGAAGAAGTTAAACGTAATAATAACTAAATAAAAACAGGAGGTTACAAGTGAAAGAACAGGCTCATGATGGGAAGACATTTACAGGAATAGCAGTGCCGGATGGTTGGCATGAAATTGAAATCCAGGACGGTATCGATTATATGCCGGGTAAAGGTGGAGAAGGTGTTTATCAGGACGATAAAGGCCATAAGGCATGGAAAATTCCGATGAAGGTTAAAAACGATGATGATGCGGCCAATGGTGGAACTGTCGGCTGTACGGTATTTGAAGCAAATGGCGGTGATTTGATGGCCACGATCCTTAATGCTGCCGGATTATGGAAAACAATCTGCGAGAAATTCCCCGGTGACGATGTAACGGTATTTGATAAGAAAATCATGGACGGTGTCAAAACACGCCTTCCAGGGAAAACCTTTATGATTGAATCCCGGTTGGATAAAAACGGTTTCGCCAAGGTTATCTCTGTCGCTTCCTACGCCAAATATAAAGAAATTGCTGCCGGCCAGAAGGAAGACAAGAAAGGCGCCGGAAAGAAGGAAAAAGGTGCAGAGAAGACTGAGGGAGCTGCCGGTGCTGGTAACGACTGGTAGGATGTTGGATTTTTAATAATTAATTAAGCGCTCAGGTAATCAACAGGGCGGTACGGAACCACAGGGAGGAGAGCAGGTGCGCGCTATGAGGTCGCAAGCTCCCGCGCACCATAACGCTCTCTCCCTGACCTATCCGCCCTATATGATAACCTTCGCTTGAGAGGAGGGAATTGGAAGTTGGAAACTGAAAAAGAAAAAAAATTGCTGGATCTCACACGCCTCATCATTGACCTTAAACTGGAGAAGAAGAAATATAACAAAGAGATTAACGACCAGATTAAGGAAAATGAGAAGGAGATAGAGGTGTTGGTGAAGGAAGAGAAGTAATAAACAATCATAATAATAAGGTCGGAGGGTGGAAAATCATTAACGCTTATATATTGGGGAATAGTAAGTTGAAGATGGTTGCCCTCCGGCTATAATTAAGAAAGGAAAAGTGAATATGAAAATAAAAGCAAGATATGACCAAATAATTACAAAAGAAATAAGAAATGAAGAGGGTGATGTAATTGGGCATGAACCGTCAACTGCACATTACGTATTTGGGGATATTAAAAGTAATATTTCTGGCGGGTTTTATATTCGTTGTGATTCTGAGATACCAGACAGTATTGAAATAAGTGCAGATAAAAAAACAGCCAAAATAGAGCTTCCGGAAATAATTTTTGAAATAAAAATAAAAGATGGGGGAGAGTAAGAAAATATGAAAATTATAAACCTGCGCGCAGAAAACATCAAAAAACTAACCGCTGTTGACATCACGCCAAACTCCGATGTCATCATGATAACCGGTGAGAACGGTGCCGGTAAAAGCTCGGTGCTTGACTGTATAACCATGGCATTAAAAGGTGGGAGGGAAATCCCCGAAGAACCTATTAAGAAGGGCGAAGATAAAGGAAAAATCATGCTGGACTTAGGTGAATATGTTGTTCTCCGGTCGTTCACCAAAAACAATACCACCCTTCAAATCCGCAGCAAGGAAGGAACTGTCCAATCCTCTCCCCAGAAGCTCCTTGATAAAATAGTGGGCAATATCAGCTTCGACCCTCTGGACTTTATGAATAATGATAAAAAGAAGCAGCGAGAGATATTCCTTAACCTTATCGGAGTTGATACCACCAGCCTAGACAAGGAGGAAAAGGATCTCCGGGAAGAAAGATTGCTGGTTGGCCGGCAGAAAGACCAATTGGTAGCAAGGCATAAAGAAATGCCAGAATGGAAGGACGTAAGGGGTGAGGAAGAAATAAGCATCCTATCCATCTCCAAACAGCTGCAAGATGCTATAAAAACCAACTCTGACATCGACACCTTCATTCAGGATAATGAGAAAATCAAATCCGATGCCATGGCTGATGTGGAAAAGATAAAGGACTTGGAAAAGGAACTGGCCGACCTCCGGCTGAAAGTCAACAACGCCAAACTCATCTACCAATCCAACAAAGAGAAAATTTCCACCATGGTTAAAATAGACACCACTCCAATAGAGGACTCAATGGCTACCCTGGAAACCACCAATTCCCATATCCGGGATAACAAGGAAAAGGCCAGGGTCAAACTTGAGGCAGATGCCGCGGTGGATAATTACGAAGGGTTGACCAAGCGGATTGATGAAACCATCTCCAAGAGGAAAAAGTTGCTGGAGAAGGCGCCTATCCCTGTTCCCGGCCTGAGTTTCGATGATGGTGAACTGCTTTATAACGATATCCCTCTGGACCAAGCCTCAGATGGAGAAAAATTAATGATATCTCTATCTATTTCCATGGCGCTTAATCCGACGTTAAAGGTGTTAAGGATTAAGGATGGGAGTTTATTGGATACTAAGAACCGGGCGATAATCTCCAAAGTGGTAAAGGATAAGGGCTTTCAATTATGGTACGAAAGTGTGGGATCTGATTCCAAGGTGGGCATTGTAATTGAGGAAGGAAATATTGTGTCCGTTGATGGCCAGCCGGTTGAAGTCAAACCTCCGCCCAGAAAGAAACCCCAGATAGTAAAGGAAAAAGTGGAAAATAAGGAGGAACCCGACCATGCAGACCCAACAGTTGATTGGTAAGAAGCAACCACCATCCTTTGAAGGCATAGAAAACCTCGGGTATCTCAACTCCTGGGTGGATGATGTTCCGGAAAAAGTCTTAAAGTGTTGGCATGCTGATCCTGAGCACAAGAGGGAGCATTATAATACAGGGAGATGCGAGAGGATGGTGGTCTGCCGGCAGTGTGGGTTTTTATATAAAGTAGACAGCTCAGACTAAGGGAGAGGAGAATGCAAAGAGAAAAGGATAAGAAACAGCTGTGTAAAAAGTGTGTATGTGGTAAATATCCAACAGTAATAACCAGTAAACATCACAGTAATACATCCAAGGTTTATTCTGTTGAATGCCGGAACTTGAGGTGTAAAACTAAGCCGGCCACTGCCAATTATGATAAGAAAAGTGTGGCTATTTCCATGTGGAATAATGATGTTGTGACTAACCATTTGATGAGTGTGTAAAAGGAGGAGGAGTGAAAGAGTCCCCGCGAGAAAACAGTAACTATTTGAAACCGTATTCCCTGAAACCAACGCCAATCCCAGATGGGTTCGTGCTCGTCCAAGATACCCGAGAGCAGCGCCCCCTTTTTGCCAGAATACCCAAAGGATTAACTGTCTGTTCAACAACCTTAACCCGGGGTGATTACAGCGTGAAGGGATTCGAGGACAAAATCTGCTTTGAACGTAAGTCCATGGATTTATGGCCTTATTGTTCATCTGAACGTGAAAAAACAGTAAAAAAGATGCTCCAGTTTAAATCCATGGAATTTGTCGGCCTTATCATAGAACTAAAAGAGCACGAAATCTATCAATTTCAACAATATAGTCGTGTTCATCCGGAAGTAATCCGTGGCGCGCTTATATCATTTGCTGTACGTTATGGAGTACATATTTACATGGGTTCCAGGGAAAATTGCGCCAGATATTTATTGGATCATGCAGTGAAATTTTACAATATAAAGAAGGAGGTTTAGATGTTTTTATTCCCAGCGCCCCGCATAATAACCATATGGGATAAGATTAAATTATTGCTTACGCCTATGATAGAAGTTCATACCCCAGATGGAAAAGTTTATTATAAAGTAGATAAAAAAGGCCGTATTTATTTATTCAAAATAGAGCCAAAAAAGGAGGTTCTAACTGCTTATGAAAATAAACAAAATCAAGAGAAATCGG